ATTCCTTGGTCTCATCTCCGGCTGTCCCCTTCGGGGTTGCTATCCGCTCCGGCGCAAGCGAACCAAGCATCCGGGCTATGGCCTTGATGCTCTCAATACGATCTTTATTGGTAGCTTCAGGGTCATCTCGTATGGCCTTGGCAACCTCTAGGCACTTCTGGGTCTCCGCAAAGTTTGTCTTGCGCCACTCAGCAAGCGTGTCTGCCTTCTTGGTTCTCATGTAAGACTATTTGTTTATCCGGCCCTTAAACCATCGCCACGCAACAAGGAAACAGAATCCGAGCACGAGTAGGCAACCAATGCTCAGGGGCGAGAGTTGTAGTTTCAGGGCGAATTGAATGGCTAAATACTCTTGGATGATGTTCATGGTGGTTTCCTTTTCATTTCTTTATAAGATGTTGGAAAAACCCATTCAATAATGACATTACCAGGGATACGATAACCGCCACCGTGCCGCCAATACCGGCTACCTTCCATCTTAATGACGCAATCTGTCTTGAACAGCCAGTGATTTTTTCATTAAGCTCTTCTAGGTTTTGGTCAATGTCCTCGACTGCGCGTTGGATGTATCCCTGGAACTGATCGGGGTTTTGAATTTGGAAATCCCGGTGATGGTTCATCATTTTACTTCCCCCTTATTAAGTCATAGACGATATACCCGCCCCCGACAACCGCTAATAGAGTCGTACCCGCTTTCCAGAACTTGCTCCACCGCAGACTACTCTCAAGTTTGCCGATGCGTTTCTCGGCCAGTAACCGAAGTCTGTTTTCGTTGTCCCTGTCTTTCTTCCAATCATTACCAATAACAACTTGGGCATCAAACTTCGCCGCCCATTTAGCGTTAAGGTCAAACAGGTCTTTCTTGTGCCGTTCCTCAGCAAGCGTGAACTTCTCAGACCACGCCTTATTCTCGGCTTGCGACTGTTCGAGTGCCGCCTTATAGTTCCCCAGGGCTTTCAATCGAGCAATTTCCTTTTCTTTTGCGACGATTACCGCATCCTTTTCCTTTTCGGCTTCGGTAGGTTTTCCGGCACTGGCAAGTAGATCGGCTATCTCTTTGGTTTTGTCCTTGATGATTTTATACTGGGAGGCAATCTCCTTGGTCAGCGTGGAGTGGTCGGCATCGGTAATCTTCTGGAGTTCTTTGTAGCGACCCTTGATCAAAGAGTTCTGATCATACAGGAAACATGAACGAAGGAATAGAATGGTGACAATGAGTACCGCCGCGCCAATCACCCCATACTTAATCAGGTTTTTTGCCATTCTCTTTTTCCATCCCCTTAACGTTACTGAACGTCCTCACTGTCAAATACGCCCCGACAATCGCCGCCTGAAACCCGAATGTCTCAACGATAGGAAACGTCGGGAACATAACTTTGGCAATACCCTCGACTAACCCAAAGGCCAGACCAATAATGACTATCTTAAATCTTGTTTGTTTTACCATTGCAAACTCGTCCTTTGTCCATGCCGTTTCTTATAAGAGTTCGGACCATAGGTTTGTATGCCGATTCCAAATATCCCAAGAAACCCCAACGGTAACAGGTCGGGTTCTTCTTTATAGAGATCAACAAAATCTTGAATCACCATAGGAACAAACCGATTGGTAGTCTCTTTTCCCAACTCGAACTTTTCTCCGATCCAGTTCTGTCCCTTTAAAAAACCCGTGGCGAATGAGAATGCGGGGGCTTCCTTGGCCTCACCAAACCGGAACAAGAGATCAAATCGAGTTGTCGGTTTATATCCCTCTCCAAGCTTCATCACTTTACCCGAAGTAGAGCTGGTAATTTTATTTTCTTTCAGCTGAAAAAAGAGTCTTATATATTGAGAGAATCCCCCAAAGGGATCAATGCGAGTATCGCCAATTTTTATTTTTAAAAAATCTGCACTTGTCGGTTCCCATCCAACCTTTAGACCGGCTACCGTTGCCAACCCCAACATGACGGCTCCGTAAGAAGCAAACGATGCCGCATATTTTAATGCCTCTATCCTAGTAAGTTTCGGAAGTTTGATATACCAAATAGGGTTCAACATGTTGAGTCTTGACAGAGCCAGGTGCGGAGAAAAGAAGGCGGCGTTAATTTCTTTTTGTATTGGGGCAAGTCGTTTGAGTTGACCGCGGCCTGTTACCGTATTAATAAGCATCGCCTCTTTCTTGGCTAATTCTAAGTTCTCATGCAGGTTAATACCCATCCTCTGAAGATTTTCAATTCTACTGTCAAAGGCATCCATCCGCATTTTTGATGCAAAGGTGGTATAGGCACGGCTAGATTCTTTTATTATTGGAATTTTCTCGGCAAATCTAGATTGAAATGGTTCCTCTTTCCCGATAATATCCAACCCGGCCTCTCTTGCTAGGGGATAATTTTCTCGGGTTCGTATATCATCCAAAACTATTTTAGATGCCTTGTCGCTAAAAAACCATTTAAATTGTTTGGGAAAATCTTTCAAAAACTTAATTGGGTGTCGGGCCATATACATTATTCCTTGCCGAAGACCAAATGATAGATCAGCTGAAGTAATGGCCGCCCGAGAAATACCTATAGTATCAATACCAAGTTCCCATGCCCGCATCCACCACGGTTTTCCACCAATTGTGGTCGTCGTAATTTCTGGCCCGAATACGTCTTTAAGAAGCGAAAGTTCTTTTGGTTGGGGTATTCCCGCGCCTTTTTCTCCCAACATTTTCATTAGTCCATTCTTGGTCGCAATCTTTTCAAACCCCAAAACGGCGGGACTATCTTCTATGTATTGGAATAAGGCGTCGGCATGTTCGGGGGTTAGTTTCAGGGGTTCGAAATCAACGCGCTCCAATAAACCACTCAGGGCTTTTTGTTGAGCTTCATATCCAGCCCTACCGCCTATCTTTCTGCCCGCCTCCATCGCCCGTGCAAGTCGTTTCCTCCGTTCAATACTGTAAAGATTTTTTTGTTTTGGCGTGAGCCGTTTGGCCTCTTTGATTTTTTCAAAAAAGTCCCTAACCATTGGCGGTTGTTCTGCCACTTCTGGGGGTGGGGCCACAACCATCTTTATCTTGCCCGGTCCTTCTGCGGATGGTTCTATTCTTGCCTGTTTGCCACGGAATGCTTCGGCACGACTGATGGGGCGACCCGCATCGTCAACGAACTCTATCCCCAGACCCTTAACCTCACCCGGCCCCGGAATAGCGGGCATCTGTTCCTTGGGGATTACTCCGGCGACGTCGGGGATGGGTTGTTTTGGCGCAACCACTTCCCTTGTCCTCTTAAGTCCCTTGTGTAAAGCCCCACCCGCCGCCAGCATTACAATATCAAGTGGCCTGTTCTCAACCGTCCCGATGGGGTCTTTAATAACATCGGCAATTAATTTCGGTGCCCAAAGAGCAAGATCGGCCATGTTCTTTAATGGTTCCAATGCCCCGCCCACCCGATTCGCCTGCGGTTCCATGCCCATCTCTTTGGCCTTCTGTGCGGCGACCTGTTCCATACCCCGTTCCATGATGTCGTGGCCGGGACGACTTATCGCACCAACCGTCTTGTCGGCCAATGTAACCAATCCTGGAACAAGACCTTTCGCCGATTTAGCAAGGTTCGATACGGTCTTTTTAAAATGCTCGGCAGTATCAACCCTTGCGATGTATTCCGGATCACTATACTTTTTAATTAAATCCTTAACGATATTAGTAGATGGAATCCTTCCGGCCTTAATAGCCAGTTCCATCATCTCTCGCGGGGATTTCTTCGGGGGCATGGGCGGCGGTGTTGGCGCGGAATCCCATATACCGGAATACTTGTTCTTCTTGAGCGGTTCCCCGGTAACGGTGTCTACCTGGGGAGACGTGGGCAAACCCGGCACGTCCCAAAGTCCGGCATACTTATTCTTCCTCTCGGGGAGAACGGGTTGAGGCTCTTCCTCCTCTTGGATTTCGTTCCCGTATTCATCGAGTGGCATCTTATTCCTCGCCGTATAGTTCAAACCATCTCTTTAATTGATTCTTGTCGAATAGTTTACTTCCCTTAATAAGCATGGCAAGCTCATCTTTTGCCGCCATGAAATTCACGAAACTTCGGTATGCTGGCAATAAGTCTTCTTTAAATTTCCTATACATTTCATCGTATAAATCTACTGTATCCTGGTCATTGGCATCGGCAACCTCATCTTCTAGGTTAAGTGTAGACACCGTATACTTTGGAGACATATCTAACCGATAACCCTCTGGGCTAAATGGGGGTTGCCCACCACTATCCTCAATCATTTTTCTAAGATATTCTTTATATTTCTTCTCATTCCCATCTATTCCCACAGCATTAAAGGAATCACTGCGGGCCTTGGCTACCAATCCTGAATTTGCTTGTCTTGCGGTAGTAGTTTTAGTCACGTTCACATTATCCTTGGCGGCCCTAATCTTTTCCATCGCACCCTCTCGCGGGGTCATCCAACCGCTTGTAACGGCCTTGTCAATCTCCGCGTATCTCAATCGGGTTTCACTGGGTTCTCTTGGCTCCCTCGGTGCCCGATGTGCAACCTCGATGTCTGCTTTTCCGTGTTCAAGCTCTAGTGTACTTTTTATTTTTGCCGCTTTCTCTTCGAGTGTCTCAAGCCCCAAGGCCTTGTTTCTGACTTGCCCTTCCGTCCATGTTGGGTTAGCCGACCAAATTTCCTTAACCTTAATTTCATATGGAGATGGTTCCAATAACTTCCTTTGTCTTTCGGCCTCTTCGTCCGCCAACCGCCGTGCTTCTAAATCTACGCGCCACTGTTCAAAACCAAGTTTCCTTTCCTCAACGCCAGCTTTTCTACGTTGTTCTTGTTCCGCCCTTCTTTGTTCCTCCTGCCCCTGTTTATGGGCGAGTAAGTTATTCAGCGTATTCCTTAACGCAAACCCGAAGTCCGTCCCCGAACTATATGGGTTATACGCCATCCCGCCAAGCCAGTTTGCTTCCTGCGGACTTGGATCATATCCCTGAATTGATTGATACCTATTGTATGGCATGGTTTAAGCCTCCATTAATATGTCCAGGTAGATGCCATATTATTCGGCGCATTCGGTTGCATGTACGGATTAGTAGTCGGAGTATACCCGCCGCTAGGACTACCCCCGAAATTAGCATACGGCAAAAGTTGTCCGGCAATCCCCAACATGTTCTCCCCGAAACTAGGTTGATATGTTTGCGGTGTTCCGTAGGCAGACTGACCGCTGGCCTGTAATGCCCCCTGCATCCACGGTGGGTTATACATCTGATTCATCATGTTGGACTGTTGGTTGAACATATTATTTCCACTTTGCTGTAGTGCCTGCGCCGCCTGCATCGGGGCCTGGAACTGCAAAGACCCGATATTAGCAAGACCACCCGCGCCCGTAAACATATTAGCCGTATTCGCTAATCCAAGATTGGCCTGACCTTGACCAAGATTAGATAAACCGGTCATGGATTCCATCATCCTCTGTCGTGCCGCCTCGTCCGCACTAATTTGCCTACCCGCAAAATCAGCCGTCAAATTCTGAAGTCCGCGACCCGTCTGTTCGGCTATGTTTGTAAGCAGGGGACTTGACCATCTCATCCCACCCATCCCGGCCTGTTCAGCCGCCTGCTTTGCATAATCAGACATCTGGGTTTGGAATACGGGTTGCTGTGCATTCCACCATCCCGTAACATCTACGGGTTGGCCGCCGGGTAACATCTGATTATAGGCATTCTCAGCCGTACCCCACGCCGTCGGTGCCGCCTGCGGAGCAGATGCATACCCATATAGGTCTGCCGCCTTAGACCACTGATCCATGCCCGGAGCATTGAAGGTCTGTTGCGGCATCGTAAATGAGGCGTAGGGGTCTTGTTGTCCGCCCGCAGGGACGGTCCCCGTAGGCGGATTCGTGATCGGATTGCTTTTATCCCGCACCGTACCCCCCCATGAGTCCGGTGTGTTAAATTTGCTTGTATCTATCATTTTATTGCCTCAATAAGCTGGAAATCTCCCGCCGGGGAACTGCCCCGGAGGATTCCAACCCTGACTACTTTGGTAAGGATTATGGGGATTATTCGGCATTTGTTGTGGCTGTGGAAGGGGCTGTTGGGGTTGAGGCATATAGGGGTTTCCGGTAAGTCTATTTGCCGAAAGATTGGGTTGCTGTCCGTATCCCGGCATGGGTTGAATATTTGTCCCATATTGAGGTCCGCCCCCGCCGAACATCCCCGGAATCCCCATCATGGGTTGCTGGTACATCGACTGTATGGAACTGTGTATCGGAAATTGTCCATAACCCTGCCCGCCCCCCAAATTATTGGAGAAGCCCATGCCCCCGACACCAAACGGCGCGGTTGTCTGAAACCCGCCTCCCCCCATTCCAGGAAACGGCATTTTCGGGAATGGACTGGGCATACTCGGCATATTCGGATGCGACTGTTGTCCGTAAGCATTTCCCACTTGTGATCCTCCGGGATAGGGTTGCCGAGGCCGCTGAACACCCTGGGTCTGGGGTCTATTCGGCCTGACGGGGGGCCGATAACCACCGCCTCCGCCACTATCACCAAATTGATTCATCATCACTTCCTCCTATTCAAAATACTCGTCGTATTTCGTCTTTAATTTACTCGCCATATTTTCATCCCACGCCTTCTTCATCCGGGTAAATCCGGTTTCTAGGGGCAGTGATGGATTGCGCACAAAACGCCTCATGTATGCCTGGGTCGGGTTTCTGGACGGCAGGTTAAGCCACTTGCTCGTCCCGAGTCTGTCTCTCATTGTCTCTGTGGAACCCCCGTACCCTTTGCCGCTGCCATCTGTGCAAGCCACGGAGGTATCCCACCCTGACCCATTTGCCGTGGGAGTTGTGGCATACCACCGCCACCCTGGGGCATACCAGGGGGCATACCAGGCATCATGCCCTGCATTTGTGGTTGTCCCTGCATCCCACCCTGTGGCATCTGTTGCATCCCGTAGTGCTGATACGGCCCACCCCCATACGCATTAGACAGGATGTTCGCGCCCTGGAACATCTGGCTATTCATGGGCGTATACGGAGAAGGTTTCCCCATCATGCTTTGATAGTATTGATTGATGGAGTTCTCCAACCCCTGTGCCGCCGGAGCCTTCGTGCTCGTATACTCCGTTGGCTTCTTTTTCTTGCCAAAAAGACTTCCCCCCACACCCAACAAGGCCGATATGCCTGTTGCAATCGTTGGTATTGACATCTTTCCCTCCTAGTCCTCGCGCCTTATTTTCCTAAGCATGAAGGCTGTATAAAATTTTCCGTCAAACCTAAAACCCATAGCTTTTGTTCCCTCTTGTTTAAAACCGCAAATCTTTCCCATTTTTACCATCCGTTCATCTACGGTCTCTACTTCCATCCTTTTAATGTGGTATTCCTGCATGAAACGGTCGGTCAGCTCTGCCAAACCCCGTGCCAACGTAGCCCCCCAAATAGTCGGGTTCCATATCTTGAACAATACTCCGCATTTATATTCAGGCATGATGTTCGTAAACCCGATCAGCCCATCGAATCTTCCAATCTCGTAATAAACATGGAACGGACGAAGGGCCGGTTCAATAGCATACGGGAATAAGTGCGCCATCAACTCGAATACCTTCTGCGGACTCCTAAGTTCATCGGGGATATACAGAAATCCCGTGGCGAATTTGTTCGCTATGAACTGGAGTTTCTCAATCGTCGGTTCAAATAGACGCAGAAGCGGCGACGGATTCTTGAGATAATTCAGGTCTAAATTCATTTATATACTCTAATGCCTTTTTTCCACGCATCTGACGCTGGCGGGAATACGGCGTAAATCGAATCAATATGAATCCAGGTGCCGATGTCTTTAACGACCTCCATCCTTAATTCTGGATGAACCATTTCCACGATGAGTCGTAATTCTTCCACTTCGGCAACACTATTGCGATCTAGGTCTAGGGCAAGTCCCCAGAGATGGGCAGAAATCAACTCGCCCCCAATGGCCTGATTGTGCGCCGGGCAACGGTAACCGCTTGAAATTACTATCGGTTTTCCCAGTTCCAATCGTATATCCTCAAAGTCCTCAAAGAACCATTCATAACACGTCGGGATTTCCCCTCCCCGAAGCGCCGGAGGAAGGGCACCACAACATTTACAGCGGTACTCATTCTCGGATATATGAGGACTGATAATCATTTTGGATACTTGCCCCAATTTTTAGGCCAATTGCCCCATTATTTGTACCGCATCTTTCCGCCGTCTATCTCCACGGATCGAGTTTAAGTGCTGAGAACACCTCACCGATGGGATTGATGATCGTGGTCGCATCTGACCCAGCGAACAAAAGCCCAATAAGGCGATTCTCGTTATCGACGACAGCCGACCCGGAATCCCCGCCTTCGCTCATGGCACCCGCTTGTAACTGGTCGACGAAGTAGGCGATTTTCGTGTCGCCGTATTGGACCTGGACCGCCACGTTCATAACGTCGATGGTTCCGTGAGTGAGTCCGGAAGTGCGCCCGGATTTCTTCACGCCGAGACCAAGCGTCGCCTCGCCGATACCCAGCAGTTTGCCGATTTCAAGAATTTCGTCCAGGACCCAGCTCGCGTCCAGGGGTTCCGCGATGGCCGCATCGACCCGATTTTCCGGGAGTTCTGCCCTCGACGTGGCAAACCTCGATCCGCTCTTGATGGACTTGGTGATGAAGTTCAGCGCTTTTGTTATCGCCTTGCTTATACCGCACCCATCCCCCCCGATGAAGTTGATCTTGACGAACTCCGCGAGGGTGGCGATCCTGTCATAAGGGAATGTGCCCCCGTCATACGCCCCGGGTTGTAGAATCGCATCCCCGATAGCCCCCTCGTTCATGTTCGCCAGCACATGATTGTTGGAAAGGATGTATTTTTTGCCGCCTTTCTCCACAAGGCAACCCAAGGTGCCAGCCGTGATCTTCTCATGCCCGATGCTCACGCCCCCAGGCGCAGGACGCCAGCGTTTCGTGCGGTCTTCGAGTGCCCTGATAATGCCCGTCTCGATGACGTCCGTGGACGTATTTTCGATTTGCACAGGGATGAGATCCATTGCCTTGATGTTCTTGACCGGAAGTTTCTTAATAACCGAACAGACGATGGCGGGCACAGAAGTCTTCACACCCCCGACAGTTTTATAACCGATGCCCACCGCCACCACGCCAGTCTTGCGGAGCAGGTCAAGTTTCACTCGATCAAAGACTAATTTAATAATATCGTTCATTTTATCCTCCTAAAATTCCCCCCACTTAGAATTATCTCCCAATCATGAATACAGCTTCTGGCGGTCTGCAAGAGGTTATCCGGCGGAGCGTTGCACGGCTCGTCGATGCCGGTGTCAATGCCCAGGTCTTTCAGTATCTGAACGACAAGTTCGGAACAGCCAAATGTTTTCGCTTCTTTACGTTTCAGCCAGTTGCGGAAAGGTTGTAGGAATATCCACACCAGGGGTTGAAGGACGAGCGAAAGGCGCATGATCCAAAGCGCGTATAGGAAATAATCATAGCCGCATCCGATATACGCCCTGGCCGTCCATTGGACATTTTCGGGCGGGAGTATTTTATTATTCCTAAGGACGACCCACTTGCGGGCCTTAAACATATCAGCAGTCGGCCTCAACTTGACCCCGCCGATAGAGGATGAAATATTATATTGATCGTCGTAGACCATTTCGGCATGAGTCGCGGGATCACGGATTCCGAATACGGTGTAAACGAGAAAGGCGATTAAGCGGCTACTCCAGATGACGATGATATCGCCCGGCTTTAGCCCCAAATTATTATCTTGAAACATCACATCACCATGATTACCTGTTGCACGTAAGCGGTCGGTGGCGCGGCCACCTTATCCGCCTCAGACCTAAGCCTAAGATTTTTCGGGTTCCCCGTCTCGTCCTTATCGGCCAGGGAACGCAGGTATGCATCTTTGTCTGCCGCACCACCCTTTGGGTTGGAAGTCGCCGGGTTCAATGCTACTGCATGACCACTACTAACGGCAGATGTGAAAGTGCTCAGCGAGTGGGCGTCGATCGCGCCCGAGGTTGCCTTTATTCCACTGAAACAGGCCAACGCACAATATGTGCTATAGGCAACGGCATAACCATCCGTGATGGTGCAGACCTGATTGATTCCAGAACAGGCGGTTGCTGTTCCACCAGAGGCGTTGCTACCAATGATGAGGAGTTTTCGTGCGTCCGAAACCGTAATTGAAGGAACGGCTATTGAGGTTCCAGCGGCGTTAATCTGTTGGTCTACCGCATGGACGGGCGTAGAAGTATCGACGCTAAGCCACGCCGCCATTTCCCCTCGGTTGCGCCCCACTGTGCCGAGGGTAAACGTAAAAGTGCTGGCGGCAACATCGGCGTCGTCTGCAAACTTATAGAACAGAGCCGAGCGGGAGTTCGCCGTGTTGGACTGTGCCCCGATTATGGTCCAACCCGATCTTGAGATGGTCCCACTCGTGGCCTTATTGACGACATGCGCCAGCATGAAGTCGCCGACGGCCAAGCCTGCGGGCTTTGTAATAACGCAGTTCGAGGAGTTGGCTCCCGGACTTGCCCCGACAGACCGCAATGAAATCGCCATATTAGACCGCTGTTACCGTCCTGTCCGTAACGTCCATAACGGGCGTTGCCCCGCCCTTGAAAGCCACGACAAAGTATGTCGAGCCGGGAAACACCGTGAAGGAATATGTCCCGTCAGCCGCACCGCTTTCTACATAGGCTATGTATGTTGCCGTATCGCCCCCATTGTCGCGGAACAAATAGACATCGCACGAACCGAGTGCGACCCCGGCGTTGTCTTTGGTTATCCCGGCGACCGTTACGGATTCGCCTCCCGCCTCTGGGATGATACGTCCGTGGCCCAAGTCGTTAGACCAATTATAGGAATCGGTTATCGCACCCGTGAAACTAAATATGGGTTGTCCCAATGAACTGTCTATTCTCGTTGGATCAAGAAAAAAGACCTTTTGGGTTGCACCGTAGTTCAGGGTAATAATAGCCTTCGTTGCCCCGTCGGCTGAAGTGACCGTGAACCGCACCGTTTGTGCGGCAGTATGAACACACGTCCAATCGGTTGTTATGGTATAGGTGATCGCTTCCTCAAATGTATAAATGCGTGTCGCCGTGATTGCTGTATTGGTCAGTGTCCCCACGGTAAACCCAGATATCCCGGCGAAGGTAACGGCGGCATTGGGAAGAGTCAGTGTTCCTGCCACCGTCAATAAACCGTTAATCGTGAGGGTTGAGGCGGCAGATATGGTGAAGTTCCCGGTAAGTGTCAACGGAGAACTAATCGTGAGGGTTAATGCGGCACTTAGGGTAATGTTCGCCCAACTCATTCCGTTGGTGTTGAGTGTACAGGCCGTAGCGATTGAGAGTGTGGAGCCCGTAGTTGTAATCGTTCCCGATGAATAGGTAAGTGTCGGGGTTCCACTTGCCGCATAGAGGATGGTTCCAGATATGGTAACGTCTCCCGCAAGGGTCACGTTTTTTGAACAAACATAGGTTTCTTGCCACGTTCCTCCGGTAAGAACAATGGGCGTTGTCCCGGTAAAGGCCCCCCCTACCGTAAGACCGCCCGTATTCCAATTAAATAACCCATCGAGGACTTCGGTACTAACAATGGTTGTTAAACCTGTAATGGTGACGTCGTGAACAATGGTAACGGTTTGTCCTCCCGTAATCGTACACGTGGCGGCGGTAATATGAAAATCTCCGGAGAACGTCGTACTGGTCGCATTGGTAAGAGACAGATCACCCGAAGTTGTCAAATCGTCTGCCAGCGTGACGGTACCTGCCGTGAAGTCTCCAATCTTAATGTCTGCGCCAATCGTCGCCCCGTTGGATGTCCACGTCCCGGCAACAAGCATAATTAATTGACCCGTCCCGGACCACCCCATACTCGTTCCAACGGTTATGTTTCCAGATACACTTATGGAATAGGTAAATGTTAATGTTGCCGCATAGGATGCAGCAGTGAAGGTCTTGCATACCCTGTTTTGGCTGTTAACAGTACACGCAGGACTCCCGGCATCAAAGAAGACATCATCTGCCACCACTGGTATAGCCTGTCCGCCAGCCCCGCCTTCTGTCAGAGACCAGTTGCCTGTCGTACCCCAGAGATTATTAACGCCACCGTTTATCCAGTGCCTTTCTGCCATGTTATCTCCTTACGGCGTCCTGAACGAAAGCCTGACCTCAAGTCCCTTCGCGCCACTTGCCGCCGCGTCGATGTCCACGCGAAGTTCCTCTCCCGTCAGCACGCCGTCCGCCGCCGCGTCGATCTTGGCCACGCTCGATGCCGCCGCCGTTGCCGTGTCCTTTTCCGTCACGTCCCATTCCATCGCCCGCGACAGCATGTGGATTGCCGAATCTACGTTGTAGATTTGCACGCCGACGACCCCCGATGTTGCCGCCGTATAGAGATGCCCCCCTACCGATGTAAGATTCATCCCGTTAAGCGCGGCAGGGACGGTAAAATACATCTTGCCGTCACCGCTGGCTATGGCACTTGCCTCGTTATAAACCTTGAGGACGATGGTCTTGGTGTCCCACGTAGCAGACCGAGCCGTGATCTTCGACAGGGCGTTACTGGCCGCATCGGAAACGACGGCCACCCTGGACAATGCGTCCGAGGCCGCATCTGAAGATGTTGCTATGTCGGCAGGCTTGAATGTTGCGCTCGTGTCAGCCATTGTGTCTCTCCCCCTTAACGATTATTCCAATCCCCAACTCACACCATCCGTTAGCCCAGTTCCCGATATCAACAAATGACATGTTCGGATTGTCTTTCTCGCTTGCCCTGATTTCGTCCCAAAGTTGCTTTATTTCCTTTTCGTGTTGGATGTCATGGAACGCGATAATGTCCGACGCGAGCGGACCATAGACCAGGTAATCCGCGAGGGCGTCTACGTAGGTGTGCGTGGCATCGATGAATAGGATGTTTATCTTCCTGCCGTCGAGCAACGCCTTGAGTTTCTTTAGTGTTTCGGGCGCATGCGTATTGCCGAGAATGTCGGGCTTTGACCACTTGTCGCTCATGTCTATCCCGATATGGGTCGCATCAAGAAACCGCTCATAGTGCGCCTTCTGCCGCCCATGTTGTGCGCCCAATTCTACGATGACCGGGTTCAAGAGACTATGTTCCGTGCAATAGGATTGAAGGAATTGTAAGTATGCCTTCCACTCCCCGAATATCTGGTTCGGCCCCGCGAGCGAAAGAACCTCGGCCTCCGTAACCTTAACCATCTTTCTTCTCCAGAAGTTTCGTGTACAACTCGACGTACTTCTTGACTTCCTTCTCCCTGTCAAAGTTGTCTTTGGCATATTGAAGGGTCTGTTGCCGGAGAATGCTCCCGTCTTTGGTTAGGACCCTCCAGCATTTCTCAACCTGTTCGGCAATAGAATCCAGGTCCCAAATCTTTGCGTGATACGGCGTATAGTCGCCTGCATAACTAATGACCGGGACGCCCATCGCCATCATCTCCATCGTGACGCGGCTGGCAATCCCGCTGATGTTATTATTAAACCCGATGTCCGCACCCTTCATAAATGGACGCAGGTTGTTATTCTCAAGTTGAATGTTCTCGCAGAGGTTTTCCAACTTTCGTTCCTTACTCCGGCAGAACATGTTCCGATACGTCGATATCGGCTCCAGCGACAGGCTAAACAGATTCAGTCGCGCCTCCGGTATCCGCTTAACAATCCTTGGCATCGCCCAGATAATATGGGACGGCAACTTCTCCATCCTCAGAACGTCACATGACATGATGGCCGGATGATTGATATATTTCCACGTCATTTCCTCGCCCTGGTACCGCTCCAGATCAATCGAGTTTGGGATGTAGTGAATCCTGCCATATTCATCGTAGAGTTCCAGGATATCGAACTCATGCTTGTTGAGAACGACCGTCGCGTCGTATTTCCAAAGAATATTGATATGCAGATTGAATGATTCGTCCTTCCGGTTCGATACCCATTCCTTTAAGAGCATGTGTTCCTGCGGCCCATGAAGTATGGCGACGAATTTCGGCCCCTTCATGTTCCTGATTTCGCCGGGAATGGCGGCGTGTAAAACATGAATGTCAGCTTTCTTGGCCGTCTCCCAAGAAATGGGGGAGAGCCAACCATCGTCGGTGGCGACCCTCCCCTCTTTTTGTTTGTCGTTTGGTTCAGCAAGGTCGGATTGAAGCCCCGCTTTCCGTTCGTACTTGATTTGATCTTTGACAGACTCGTACATTCCCGATTGTCTTGGACACCATGATGCCCAATGAACTACTTGCATATCCGACCCTCCTTGACGGTTAAAGAACGTTAGAATACATGAACTTGAGCAGACCCGCGCTCGTCCGCGTGATGTAGTGAACAGCGGCAGATGAACCCGTGTCGTTGGTCCGAATGACGGTCGAGGCGAGAGACGTGGCCTTACTGAGGGCCGCCGTCGCTTGCGAAATAGCGTTACTCACCGCATCGGACTGAGCCGCAACGACACTACTCGCTTTTACGGCCTTGCTTACCGCATTAGAAGCCGCGCTCAGGGCATCGCTCACGTTAGATTGCAGTCCCGCCGCTATGCTACTGGCCGTATTCGCGTGGGTCAGGGCGTGGGAAGCCGCACTCAAGGCATCCGAGACATCGCTGGCAAAACCATCCCAAGTCGCAGACCGAGCCGCAACCGCACTCACGGCGGCAGAGGCGTCCAGGTCCCATACGGCAGACCCGGCATTAATTTTCGACATAGCCTTGGAGGCCGCGTCACTCGCCGTAGCAATATCAGCAGGCTTAAAAGTCAAACTTGCATCAGCCATTTGCTTTCTCCTTCGTAGATTGAGTTACCGCGTCCGTGTTTCTACATACGGCAAGCATCGGGTTTTCATATTGGCTGACCAGCGGTTCAAGCCTATAATTTCTCAGACTGACTGAGACAAAGACACGTTTCAATATCCCCTCCAATTCCTTCGGGGCATACTCCCGAACGTGGCATTCGCCCTTCCGGTATCGGCTCAGGCGGTTCGGCGTAGAACAGATGAATGTGCCGCCCGGAATCATCATCTTTTTAACATTCTCAAGTGCCGTCCGTTCTTTCTTGAGATGCTCAATCACGTCAATCATAACGACATAATCAAATGCCGGACCATCAATACCTTTCAAAATATCTCCATAATCAAAATGCAGAGCCTTGAACGGAAATACGGTCTTGGCAAACTGGATAGCGGCCTCATCTATTTCATATCCATAAACCTCTTTTGCGTTGACACTGAATAGATGCGTCCCAAATCCGGTTCCAAAGCCTATGTCGGCAACTCTATTTCTTACGGTTTTTTTCACAACATCATACACATCAAATTGGGGACTTAAAACATATTTCAATCTATTCCAGATCATGTTCATTTATGGCTCCGGTGTCGCGTCATAGACGACGACGACCCGCAGACCTGAATCGAGTCGAAGGGCCTTGATACGGTATTCTCCGCTTCCTGGACTGGAGAGAATGGTCGGATAGTCTCCGATAGCAATTTCCGGCACATCGTCATAAACAATAACGATTTGCATGGACGCATTAAAGTGCATCTCCTTTATACGATACTGTCCTACCTGTGGATTCGACCCGATATTCGACCATACCGCACTCGCCACGATGTCGGCGGCGTGTAATCCATCTAACGTATCGGCATTTAGGTTCTCGACCTTTGTGGTCGAGGCCAAGACAAAAGGGGGGGTGCCGTCGGCGATGGTTGAGGTAATGGGATACGCCGTGGTCACCCCGGCTGTTCCGGCCTGTATTTTGAACCGCTCGGCAAGCGTCTGTAGAGCCGTCCCGCTCGCACCAACCGCTCCCGTCTTGAAGATGATGTCGCCAGATGCGGCATTTCCCGTGGCCCTTCCCCCCGCAAGAATGAGGTCGGCGGCGGCAATGTTTGTTCCGACGCCCCCCGATGCATTGATGGTAACGTCTAAGGGCGTGGCGTTGACAATCCCGTTACCCAGATAAACTTCGTCAATGTATCCGCCCGTATCTCCGCCCACAACCAGTTGATTCGCCGCCCAGACCTTCGCCCCATAGCCGATGGCGACAGAATAACTTGTCGATGGGCCGACAACGGTTAGGTTGGCATCGGGCGTGGAATCGGCATAGATCACCGTTGAATTGTCACCAATGGTGGCAACCAAATAGTATGGCAGGTAAAGTGAACCTCCGACCTTGGAGCGATAGAGTTTTCTTGCGGAACAAGTTCTCGGACCCGAGTAAACAGGGATGGCGGCAACATTTATGATGAGATTCCCGGCGGTCGTGGTTATATTTGAAGTCGATGCCTTTCCGAGCATTGTTTCCTTGCCGTCTAAAACAAAGGAAGTCCGGTATCTATAATTACCTATTTCTAATCCAGCCCCCGCCGCCTTGACTCCTGTCGGTCCGGTAGCCGGAGGTACGACATTCGTAATATCCCAACCCGAATAAGACCCAATATATATTGACCCCTTCTCTGTGGTGAAATACGGGGTGCCGGATACAGCAATAATGTTTAAAGCATTTCTCCCGATGGCGACAATATCTCCCTGTACATATCCATATCGTCCGGTATCATGCCCGGCCCCGTATCCGAAAAAGGTCAGGCCATCGGCAGGTGTGTCTTGATAAATCCCGGCATAGTTCCCAACGGCAGTACAGTAATTTAATCCAGCCGTACCCCCGGCAACATCTATCGTCCCACCATGATAAAAGACCTCTGCGCCGATGCCGACGTTTTCCGTCCCATATTCCATGTCGTGAAAAGAGTCATTGCCGATAGATATGATTTGGGTGTTATTATTTATTAAGTCATCAATATAAGAATAAAGGGCGCTATATCCAATGGCAGTAACTTCTCCCCAGTTGTCACCCGTGGGGGTAAAACCAAGAAACGCCGAACCGCCAATGACGATGGCCCTACACACGCCGTCGGTTTGCCCCGTGGTGTTTATGGAATATCCAGCCGCATCGCCTATGAATATATCTTGAACAAAGTATCCCTTCGCATTGCCAAGAACTTCATATCCCAAGGCCATGACGGTATTAATACCCAGAAGTGTATCGGCAACCCCAATGGCGGCATAGGGACCAATAATAACAGAATCCCAAATACCATCTTGGGTTCCCGTAGTAGAGTCATCCCTTACGTTATATCCGACTTGTGACCCGATGATGACATTATCTTCCCAATATCCAGCGGCAAGGCGAGCGGCATCATCGCCAACGATGACACTGTTCATCATGGCTGATGGATCAGCTCCCGCGCCTGAACAAATGCCCTCACCGAACAGTGTGTTGGTATTGCCTGAATACAGGACGGTTTCCGTTTCCAGCGTCGTGCCTTTGCCGATGCGGAACGCATCATCAGCGTCACTATCGTCCACGCCCATCGTGAACTTCGTGACCGGGGTTGCCCCGACCGCCCATTGGATGATCGGGTCGCGGGTCGTATCGCTAGCATTGATTAGTTTCAGGTACGGGGCCGCCGCCGAGTCGCTTAGGGTCAAATGTTGTGCCGTCGTACTCCAGACAGGGGCCGCACTGCCAAGAACCGCCCCCGTTCCCGTCTGGAGTAGAAACTGACACTCTGTCGTTGTATTCCCTAAAAGAGTAACCCACTCCGGCACATCATTTCCATAAATTATTGCCCCCAGGGATGGGTCGGGAAACATTGCGCCGCTCTTGGTAATGATGTCCCCAAGATGTACGGAAAAATCGGTCATCCCCAACTTAGACCGCAGTTTAATCAGGTAATCCCTGATTTCATCCAAACTCTTAAACCCGTATGGGTACGGAAGGTTGGCAAGGCGTTGCGGCGACTTTGGCATAGATACTGCCGCAGGAATGACAGCCAAAACTATATTAGTATAACCGGAATATCCGGTGATATTGTGCGCCCGAACCCTAAACCAAACCGATTCCCCCTCGGCTAATCCTGTCGCCGCATAGGTCACGACATTGGCCGCGACGGTCGCAATCTGCGTGAATCCGGCAGTTCCCGGATAGGTCGTGCTTTTTTCTATGTGGAAATCAACTTCGTTAATAGAATTATCCGTCCACGCAAGTGTCACGGTCGTGGCCCCGCTTATGGTTGCCGTCAACCCGGATGGCGTTATCGGAACCGTGGCACCGGGTGGCGGCGGCGGACCGGTAGTCGTCAAAACCCATGCCTCGTATGCCTCTCTCATTTTGGCGATGGTCGCCGCCTGACAGGTTGTAGACAGGTCATAACCGGACATGAACGTATGTTCAAAATTAAGGATGTGGTCATCGGAACCATCTGCGGCCCCGTATGTTGTCAGAACATCAAAGATGGCATCGTACCACTCTGCGGCTGATGGGGCCGCCCCCGCCTCCCACTTATCACACGCCGAAGCCCCGGTAGAAACCCCATCATCACTAAAGAGCATCCTTGCTCCCGTATCATTCCACGGGGAAAATCTTGACTTATAAACGGATGCCGGCCAACCATGAACCTCCATGATGACCTTATTTCTAGTCGCATCATCGGCAAGATAACCCCTAACCGTGTTCGTAATGGAACTACTACACGAACCGTATGTCAGTTTGTCCGGATTTAATTTACCGACCCCGGTCCCAACCAACGGAACAATGACTGCATTGAATAGTGCTGGAAAGCCCGAATTATCCATCTCGTTCCCGACAGCCCAAACCACGTCCATGCTGGAAAACTCGGAAAGGTATTTATCAATCAGGGCATCAAAATACGGATAGGCGTCCGCATCGTAAACGGTATCTATTCCATTATTGTTCGAGACCCATGGAGAATATATTTTACTTGTCGCCCGATGGTATACGGCGTTATCGGCAAAACATTGAAAAGTGGTCAGCCCCAAGTCGTTTTCAATAAGTATCGCCTCGCCAAGAGTATCAAAATAAGCCTCATTAAAATGATCCAAATCCCATCCGACACTCTCGGAAACATACTGATATTCGCAAAACTGGCCCTTCTTTCCGTAGGGGTGGTTGTCTCTCGCGCCCGCATCGGGCATTCTGCGGATGGCGTTTGCCCCGGCATCCGCGATAGCCGTTAAGTGCGCCCGATATTTTGTTTTATCAAATACCCAACTTGTGCCGTTGTAATAGTTAAATCTGAGGGCAGGACAACCAAGGCCGCCGAGAAATCCATATACAATCCAACACTTATCGGCCACGCAAGTCTCCCCGGCTACACATTGAAGTGTTCGCCCCTAACTAAAAAGTCTATCTCGAATGCCAACCACAAAAAGGTCTTGGTCGTGGATAGACAATCTACCCTGAACGTAAAATTAAGCCCGGTAACATATTCGCTATTCATAAAGTAAAAGTCCTGCGTTTTTACTCGCCCATCTCCGGTCCCGGCCGTCGTGAACGACGTGCTCCAATTCGCCCCCCCATCGTTACTGATATAGGCGGTAATCGGGGTGCTCGCGTCTATGTCCTCGTAAATCAAGCGAAGTTTTCTAATCGTTTTCACCATTCCTGAGATGTCGGGGTGCTGGTCAGTAAAGTCCAGGTCTTTCGTTCTTATATAAGACGAAACCGGATACCCGGCATCGGCATGGCTCGTATCTATCTTATATATGGCCCCGTCTGCGGCCACCACGTCGAAAGTATTAGTCAAAACTTCCGTAGCCTCCACGGTCTTTATAACCGTAGTGACCGGAGCCTTGATGATGGTTACGTTGACCGTATCAATTACATCAATGTCCTGGTGCCCGGTATTTGAAAGCGGCACTACGGCCGTAGCATCCGTAGCCACGCACGATACATTAGAATACAATGAGTTTACGATGGCATTTACCGCCCTAACCTTAAAGCAGTATAGAGTAGATATAACGAGACCTGTTTCTGTGTGAGTTTCGGCGTTCTTGGCCTTAATGGTTGGTGAACCGTAAGAACCACCCTCTTTCTTCATATAAACTTCAAATCCGGCTTCATTGGTAGAATTATCTTTCCATGTCAGAATAATCTTGTCCGTGGAATCGGCTACGGCAGACAGATTGGTTGGGGCCGGAAGTGGCGTCGTCGCGCTTGCCTCGTTTGACGAATTAAGATATGCCGAGAAAAATATACAATCTAAATAATAAGAATATGCGGTTCCATCCTTCACGGTCGTATCCGGCCAGGAGGTCACCCAATAATGCAGTTTGCTGGTATTAATCAAAACCGCGATTTCAGCATATGTTCCACCACTCACTTTGCGATAGATACCGATGCGTTCAAGATACCAACTCGGTTCAGTTGGAAGGAGAATCCATGGGTCTTTCCAAGTAAGTTTAATCTTCGTGCCGGTTATCGCGGTTGCGACTAAATCACGGAGGCCGGGATATTGCTCTCCAGTATGCATTGCCATTTAAGCACACTCTCCAATACCCGTAACGTCCTGATAGAACTTCCACGTCGCCCATTCCCTGTTTCCATAGTCATACACAAAAGCCAATTGTCCCTCCCCGGAATTGCTGTTGGCGATCCAAAGAATCTTTCTTTGGCCCACGAGAAGTTTTCCCCACATTCTCTTTCTATCCGTCTCGCTCACCACGTCGAAAAACTTGTCTCTAATCTTGTCTCCGAATTGCTCGGGGACGTCCCCGTTCAAGGAATAGAAGTTATCGTTCCCCAAAAACACATTCGTTCCCGCAACCGGAATGATTGAATATGGGGCGATACACCCAAGCCCCCGACGCTCGGTCGGAAACTCTACCGGAGATGTCGCCACCCCCGTCCGGTTCCCGAAAATAAGCGAGTTATATTTGTAAACAACAATCTGCTGTCCTGTCTGCCCAAGCCCCGTTATAACGTCATCGGTTCCAAGGAAATCGCTTTCTCCGGCGGTAGTATCCCCGTCCAATAAATAGGTCTCCGGCTTCCCCTCTGCCGACCACCTTACCGTCCACGGATGGCGAGTATATGTTCCTCCAACTTCGTCCGGAAAATACAGGTCCGCCAAGAAAAGCCTATTGGCATAGTTCAGGCAATACCTGGCCTGGCATGCATTTACCGCATTTAATGCACCGGCATATCCGGCTCCGTTCCAATACTGCACATCCGTATTCCCATTGGTAAAACAGAACTTGTCATTAACTACGGTCCATGTCCACCGCTCTCCATCCGGCGTGGTATAGACTTTCCTAATCTTATACTTATCGGTAGCTGGCGACCCCCCATAGACCACAGTTAAAACAAGAGTATCCGCATCCGTAACCGATTCTATGTTTGACCACTTAGACCCGGTAGCCGGTTCTTTGTCAACGGCATGATCCGCCGCCAAGTCCAAAATAAATTTATCTCCCTTCGCAACGACCCCGTTGGCTATCAAACTCGTATCCGTAAACTCAACGGCAGTCGTTCCATTTGTAGTCGCCCGCCCAGTTGTCCCACCCGTATATGTCTCCGTAAGATAAGACCATGTTCCGCCATCGGTCTCGGTTGGTTCGCGTTTAATAAGGTTGGCATCCGTCAAAATTAAAGAATAACTCTTGTTGTCATACTTCGTGTAAACAATACAATCTTGAACTTTGTCCCCGGATACCATTGATCTATCCAACGAATATCCCGGTCTCTTTTGAATAGACTTCCTATACATTTGTACATTCATGGACGGCCATGCGGTGGCCTGCGGGTCGGCGTTTGCGGATGCGTATTGCAAATCATATAAATGTTCTGCGGGCCGGATAATAAATTTTCTGATGAATTTAGATGTTGGCATTTAATTTCTCATTACCAGTCACCGTCATCCGCCCCAACGCCTTTATTTTTAATGGTTACGGTAGCTATAAGGGATAACGTATCCTTGGCTTTATAGGTTAATATTGGAACTGCGAGTTTTCTCAATAACATTGTTCCAGAGGATGCCACCGTAAACACGCCTATTTCCGCGCACGTCCCCAATGCCTCGGGGGTGACTGTGGCCGAAAACTTTACGGTATCATTTGGTTTGAGAATAGACATTACCTCGATGGTTGCCTCCAATCTGGCCCCAACCGGCGTCACCAATGCCGTCTGATCGAGTGCCGCCGCCGTCACACCGCTTCCGTAACCAATCCAGGCAAAATCAACAGGACTACTCTTGTCCCCCAAGAGACCGGCAATAGCATTGAGTCCGGCGGTCGTGACCATTAAAATGCTCCGTTTGCAAAATTAAGAATAATAGATATTTCCAAACTATCCCCACTATTTATCCATCTACTTTTTGCCGTCACCCCGTCCTTAGAAAATAACCCACGATAAATCATGGAACCCCCGGATGCCGCCGTAAATATTCCCATCTCAAGGATTTCATAAGAAGCCTTTATGGTTTCACCTATAGACACGGTTAATGGATTACCCGTCGCCGACGTGGTGGCCAACGCCCTGCCCAATTCCCCGATAAGAGAAGTGTCGGTTTCGGAGGCGACGTTGGCCGTGGTACACATCCCCCAACCAATATAAAGGGGATGGGTTACATAATCGGAAATGTACTCCCGTATCTTCTGCCGACCCACAAGTGTCAGGGTTCCGATTATCATACTAATATCCCGATCCACTCATTGGGTCCATTCCTAATACCGTCTCTCGCGCCCGTTCCTCTTGGTTATAAATCCCCATAAGTCCAAGTACATCCTCTACCCACGCCTTCTTTTCCAACTCGGCCAAGTCGTATTCCTTCAACCGTTGGTGGGTTTGAATTACGGCCAACTTCAGGATCGGTTCATCCCATTCCGCGCCAAGAACCGTCACGTCCGTGGACGCGCCAAGGACTGCGGGAACCATCCTGTAATATATGACCAGACTTGTCGTACTATCGTCGGGTGTCGGGGACAGATAGATATTCGTCCCAAGTCTGACATATTCAGTCGGAGTTCCCCTGGATGCCGTCGTTACCTTGCTGAGTCTCTTATAGTATTCGTCCTTCGTAATCGGTTTTAAATAGGCGTCATCCGTGGTATTCCATATCCTGCGTATGACAAGTGCATCCTCAGGCGTAAGAACATAAGTAACGCCTGCCGTAGTCATTGCCGTTCCGCTTGTCTCAAGTTGCGGAAACCAGAAGGATTTATTCATCCCGAATAGTTTGTCCCTAGTCGTGAGCGAAATGTAGGCCGCGTTAATCCAGATTTTATAAAAGTTTGTGGGCGATTCCAGGTCTGTTCTCTGGCCGAGTTCAAATTTCAAATAAGTACAGAAATCGTCAAAACTATAGGCCATGTTACACCTCGATCTTGGCTAAAATCTCGTCCTCGCGCACGATGCGATGCAAGTCCTCTTTTCCGCGAAACGCAAAATCCGGAAGGTGAATGAAAACGCCCGTATAGTAAGAAATTAGAACTTTGTCCCCGGGCTTAATGTGTTTCACTTCTTCACCAACCGCTGAAACCGTCGCTACACGGCTTCTTTCGCTGTGTCTCTCCGGCAGGATAATCGTCCCGACAGATTCCTTCGGCTCGTCCAGAATTATGTAAAGCCTGTCTCCCCAGGGAGACAATTTCAGTTCACTCATTCCCGATCTCCTTCGTCGATTTCAATGTTTTGCTCATTCTTATCTTTGAAGTTCCATCTGGCACTGTTATGGGCCAAACATAAATAGGTTCCATCCCTTTCGACTATTTCATCTTCGGGATAGTATCGGCCATAACTTTTCTTGTGTCCGTATCCATCCAATGTAAACGAGCCGGTCGAACTGGTAACAACCTCATTCTCGGTTCCCCAATGCCCGGTATCGAAGTCAAATGCCGACGGCGACGTACACCAAAGGATTCCGGCGGCGGTTCCGCTCCACGCCCCGGAAATCAGTTTGATGTTGTCCACAACCGCCGTGGCCCCCGAAGTTGCGCCGGTTATGGTCTCCCCCACAACGGGGGCGGTACCCCCCAGTTTGTAGGGTAATTCCATCTCGTCGTATGACGCACCACATAGGCGGCAGGTATAGTACTTCTTGCCGGAAGCCAGGTTCACGGCATCTGGGATTCTTAACATCACGAATAGATGTAAAGCGTCCCGGTCGTCAGGGTCGTAACCATAAGGTTCGGGATTTTAACCGGGGGATAAAAGTCCATCTGGCAAGGTGGGAACGTTGCGTTATTCAGGGACGCAAACGGATAGCTGGCATAGACCTTCCACGAATAAGTCTTGTTGGATTCCGTTGTCAACGTGGCCGGAAGAACGTCGCATTTGTCGTTATCTCCGGCAACTGAAATTTCCCATGTCCCAATATTGTTCCCAGTACTTGATTCATAAATATGAATAGCATCGGTAGCAACGGCATTGGCTGAAGTTAAGTTCCCCGTAGATGTTAAAGTATTAGAATCGGTTCCACTTGCCGTCTTGCTTTTCATGTGGACCCTAACCGATTCCTCGTCCTCTTCCCAATACTTCAATACCGCTGTAGCCGTAGTCGCGGTCGGGACAAGAACGATCTTCTTAATCCATATCGGCCCGGTCGTAACCACCCCTGCCGTGTCAATATAGATGGGATTCCTTGTAATATCGTTTCCCATTTATGCCTCCTTCTTTTCTTCCTTTTCCAGTTCGGCCTTCAGTTTCGTCAGGGCGTCGAACTCTCCCCGGAGCCTGATCTGCTCATCCCGCGCCTGAACCAGATTCCTCGTAACCTCATTAAATCTTGCCTCGATCTCTTTGAGCTTTTCATTAAGCGTAGAAATCGTGATTAATTCAGTCATGTTTCTCCTCGTTTAGAACCAAAATTAGGCGTCCAACCTGAGCCGTTGAATATCGGATGGAACCTACTTGGTTTTTTCTTCATAAAAAAATCGCAGTTCGGACACATCTTTTCAACCCCGTCTCTGGAAACAATGACATCATCTTCGTGGTGTCCGCACTTCACGCAGGCAAAGTCATAAATAGGACTCATTGTTCTCCTATCGTTATCTTGGTATCCATTTACTTTACTTTGTCGGCATCAATGGGTGTAAAAAAGTTTTTACTCGATCCGACTTTTTCTTTCGCCCTCTTTTCTAAAAATTTAATCTTATCGAGTTGTTCATCCGTAACTGTTTGACCCCATTCTTTACGCATGTTCTCTTCTTGCTCAGAACGGGTTTTACCAAAACTGACGGGTTTTTGAATAATGATGTTCGCCATCGAACCTCCGATTAGATTAGAGTAGGGGCGAATTTTTTCGCCCCTCTCCATTGAAACTCAACACAACTTAGGCAATAATACCCTTTTCATCAAAGCAAGAAACTGCCGTAAGACCACCCTTGATGATTGCGCTGGCAAGTACCGCATCGGCATTATCAAAGTAACAATCAGCAATTATTCCAAGGTTTACTCCCGTGGCATTGATGTAAGCAGTGCCAGTAGGAAGGATTCCAAACACGCATCTCTGAATAAGCAAGTCCGTGTTACTATAAACACGAATATAGGCTTCGGCAATCGCGGCACCATTAAACCCCCCGAAATAACAATCACGAACGTGGATTCTGCGTTGAGGAAAATCATTCCCGTTTAGAACAAGAGAACTATACTGCCCGGAACCACCCTCAAATCGGCAATTCGCAATATAGGCGGCATACCCACCAGAAATCCGGACGGAATATTTACCGCCGCGCAGTACAACATTATTCATCGTCGGGCCGCAAGAGCCAGCATACGTCGGATAGTCACTGGTCCCCACTCCATAAAAATGAATCCCCCCACCGAGAGAACCCTCTGAACGAACGCACACGTTTTCAATATGAAACGCCGGAGCATTAACGGTAAGACAATACGTTGTGTCTACCGTTGTCCGTTGCAATTTGACGCCATAATTCGGATTCCCAGGATTCGTATTTGCAACACCAATAAGTGAAAGGTCCTCTGTCGCATAAGGGACAGTAAGGGTTTCACTATATTTCAGGACATCTGAACGATCCGTGTCATAATCAAGTGGCCTAACATAAATAACATCGCCACGACCAGCCGCCGTCAATGCGGCCTGGACCGTAAGTTTAGCTCTATCTGGAGCCTTACCATCAAATCCGTCATATCCACTTGTACCATCAACAAACCAAGAGGTTGCCCATGGACTAGAGAATCTTGCTCCGCCCACGGGTTCGCCCCCGTATTGAAAAACACCATCAGGAAATGTACTCAATTTAATCCTCTCGATCCGCTGTACGACTTCTCATTCGTTGGTCCTGCGTGATCGTAATAAGGGGAACGCCCTTGGCGACGTTCCCCGTTTCTTACTTCTAAGGTATTCCAAGAACCTAACTAACTAAAATCAGGTATTTCCGACATAGACCATTCTCGCATCTCCCACGCCGTAGCAAAAGTACTGGAGCGAGTCAACGATAGTGTCTCTCGTCTGGTCGGGCGAGTCCTTAACCTTCAAATCGGGTTCAAGGGCCGTCCAAACGTTTACGTCAAAGTTCTCGTCGTTCTTGGCGAGAAGCCCCCACGCCGTAGTAGAGGTCAGGCGGTGGTACACAAACGTCTTGAGGCTCCAATCCGGGAACACGTTGAGCGTGTTGGACATTTCCCCCGACACGTTATCAGACCGCAGAATCTTGGCCGCCGAAATCCTCAGCATGTAGTTTACATACAGCGTATCGGGTTTGGCGGTTATGATCTGTGCCTGATCGTCATACATATAATCAAAATAGTTCAACGCGGACTCAAGGCTCGCGTTGCTCAGGGCCGCAGACAGAAGGTTGTCATACTGCGTAACCTTATCATCCAAACAATCATGGGACGCAGACCCGATGGCCTCGCCGTCATAGCAATCGGCATAAGTCGTAGCCGTCAGGTTATTCCACACCTTAGCTAACTCAACATCCTTGGTCTCAACCTGAGATTTCTTCAGACTCCTTGTGAATTTCGCCATCAGATCCCACTTATTGAACCGTTTCATGCGGTCAGTAATGCGTAACCCGAGGCCGAAACTCTTCTGAGTCCAATCCTTCGTCTGGCCGTACTTAGGCGCATAGATAGGAATTCCTTCGCCTTCTTTTACCTCGCCGCCGAGGGGCAGGCCAGCCATCCTTAATTTCCGAATATATTCCTCATTAGAATTATGAGTTTTGAACATATTCGGGTACTCTTTAAGTGCCTCCCTGTCGGTATTGTCAAAAATACCCTCAATCAACTTCTTAAAGAGTTCCTTGTTGGTAGAACCATCAAAATTTACGCGAATAATTGAATCACTCATTGTTCATCTCCCTTAGTCGGCGGCCTCGTCACCCTGAATAGCCGTGGCTTTCCAACAAAAAAGAACTCTCCCCAATGCCTTGTAGCCATCGGCGGGATGAACATCAATAATCCTAACCAACGTATTGGTCGTAAGCGACTGACCAATAGACATATCACCAGACGTGATATTTAATCCATAGTTCTCGCCCACCGTCCCCTCCACGCTCGTACCATCAACCGTACCAACCCACACCGTAGTAGGATCGGCAACATAAACCGGAACCGTTCCGCTCGTAAGGGCATTGCCAGCCGCGACCCCAAAAATACTGCAAACCGTAGTACCGCTGGCCGCCTTGGTAACGACCCCGGCATTAAGATAAACCGCATCTCCCTTTGCAAAGTTACCCGTGGTGTAAGAAGGGAGGTGAACGGTCCGAACACCCGCTGTGTCATAGGGTTGAAAACCCATCGTAGCCATTTTTCTCCTCCGAAATTATCTTTCGGCGGAAACGACTCAAACCATATCTTTTAACTGATCTTTGGAAAAACCCAACTTCTCGCCGGTCTCATCATCAACCGTCGCATTAAGGAACGCATCGCGCGTCCTCTTTGGAGCCTTATTCGATCTGTCAATGTCTCTGGCCCGACGCTTGAGCCATGCGCCAAAATCGCACTTCATCAAAATCGCGTCCTTGAAAACATAGTGCCCCTCAGAATTTCTGGTCGCCCCTTCCGGGTAATACGGGTCATCCTTGGTCACGAAATCATATCCCATGCCGAAATATGTCTGTACCCCGGAAGAATCCCCGTCCGGGTCGGAATGACCGATCTTATCTAATGCCGCCCACTCAAACTTATAGGGTGGGCGCGTTTGGGCATCCCTGTAATCCGCATCTGCAATATAGACCCTCTTCTTGAAAACGAACCTATTCTTTTTCTTGTCGGATTTTTCCTCGTCAATCACGGAACGGTTAAGGTCAACTATGTGAATGTCTTTAAGAAATTCAGCCATGTTACTTTTTCTCCTTGCCGCCCCGGAGTGCCTCCGCCGCTTGTTCTCTGTTTTTAATCCCTGCGGCGGCCCCCAGATTCCGAATCATGGCATCTGCCCCCTCATCGAAATCCGGCATGGTTCCACCGCCCCCAAAATCCTTTACCTGAGCAGAAACCTCTCCGAATGGCGCACTTACCGGTTGTGTCTTGGGTTTAACCACCTTCTCGTATTCCTTACGTCTCAGGCGAATAATCTGAGCCGCAGTTTCCCACGTCTCCTCATCCCGCAAATCCTCAATGAGCATTTTACCGCCCATGAATGTCTGCTGGACAAGGTTCTCTACTGCCGGTTCAATCCCTTCGTAGAGCGGGTCTTTCTTTGAAAATACTTTGTCGCGCCCCTTGGCGTAACTGGATACGGCCCTTTCCCAATTCATCTTTTGTTCGTACTGTTGTCGAACCGCCTCACGATTATCAAGTTCGGCCTGAAGTCTCCTGTCAACAAGTGTATTAACACTCGTAACCGGCCTTTCATAGTCAAACTGTTTCTCGTCCGGCGGCTGGTAACTCGGTTGCTGAGGGGGATACTGCGGTTGCACATACTCCCTCTGCCTTCGATCCTGCTCAAGCGCCAGTCGCTGTTCTTCCCTAGACCTTACGATCTCATTGCGCAGGTCTCCGATGTCGTTTCCCTGCTTGGAAATCATAACTTCCTGGTTTTTCAGCATCGAGACAAGTTCTTCTGGGGATTTCCCCGTCCACTTGTCCTCGGCCTTTGGCGTTGCGTCTGGGGCGGTAACGGTTGCTACCGGTGTCCCTTCTTCTTCAGCCATACTCTATTTACTCCTTTATTCATCGGGGGATTTCTCTATCCCCGTCAAATCGCGTGGTAATCTCATAATCCTATCTATTGAAAATATGCTCCCTTGAGCCTTCGCAATCTCCCTCTCCACGGACTCTTTCTCAAGCGTCTGCGAATAGTATTTCCTATGGCCCCGTATAGCCTTCAAGAATTCATCCCAGAAGGTAGTCTGTTCAATGCCGGATAGTTCCTGAGCCATCTTCCTCTTGAGTGCGTCGTCCATGTCATTGGCCCTGCGGCATGAGCATTTGTTCCGCCGATGCGAGTGGGGCATTCTGCGGTATCTGCTCCGGCTGCGGCGGCCCCTGACCCTGTTGTTGCGCCTGTGCCTGTGCCTTCTGCTGTTTCTCCGCAATAATATCCGCAGACTGCTGTATCATCTTCTCTGTATCAATCGCCTCGGTAATATCCATAATCAAGTTTTTGGAATCTTTCATGTCTGGAAAATTTTCCAAAATTTTATTGAGAATTAGAACGCTCTTATTTGAACCGTCAATCAGGACTTTCTTGAAATCACTTGGGACTTGCGGCGACGTTATCATTTGCGCCATCCCGCCGATCTTCGTCATAAAGTCACTTAGAAGTTGATATACCTGCATGAAGATTTCGCGCCGAACCTCTTTATTCAAGAGTTCGGAGGAAGCCGCCAGTTCAATCTCGAACGCATCCCTGATGTATTCCACCGGGAATTGAACCGTCCTCGTCTCCGGCATTCCCTTATCGCCCGCCTTGTGATATTCAAAGTTGGGTTGATACTGGGCAATGAACTCAAGAATTTTATATCCAAGTTCCGTGATACAATCGCGCAAGTTGTCGGTTCCGAAGGCGAATTTCTTATTCGTCTCCTCCTGTTGTGCGAATGTGTCCTTAGCTACCGGCCTCTCTGCCGTCGAGATTCCCAAGGATATGGGCGTGACTCCCACGGCCCTGTCCATCATCGAAACAATCCATTGGATTTCATTCGACAGCGAAATCGTCACGTCGCTGAACCTGAACTCCTGAATGGCATCTTTGGGGGTGTCGGCGAGGGGATAGACGCGACCCGGCGTAAGCGACTTAACACCATCAAGTCCGCAACCCTCCCTGGTGAATAGGATCGGCGCGTTAATCTGGGTAACGCGGTCAATCATTTGGTTCACCAGTGTATCTAAAGTGACCTGGAGGTGTTCAAGAATCTGAACTATACCCTCGCCGTCGAAACTAAATTCTTTCGGATAGAAGATAAACTTCGTGTACGGGCGCATCCCCGAGAACAGGGGCGCGTATATCCCCCTCAAAATCTGGCCGCTGGACGGATGATAGACAACCATGATATCATCCTCCTCCCCGTCCTCATCAACGTCATACCTTAACCAGAGTTTCCAGAGTTCGTATGGATCGGTGTAGGGAACCGTATCAAGTTCCTTCTTGTCAATGGTCGCCCGACCCTTCCGTTGATCGCTATACTGGTCCGGGGCCGTAATCTTCTCCACCGGTTCTTTATCGTATAGGTCCTGCCGCACCCTGGATTCGAGTTGCGTTTTGCGCAGATAGAACCTATTCCCAACCAAATAGGCATCCTCAATCTCCGTGGCATCCGACGACAGGATGAAATCTTCCCTCGATACCGGATAGAAGTTCGGCCCTGCATATAACTGCTGGACGTATTTTATGCCCTTCGTGTTCGTTTTGGGGAGCGGGTACTTGTGGATGGCCGGGTCTTTTTCCTCTTCCGGTGTAGCATAGCGATATACCGTACGCCGTTTCTCTTCATATACCAACTCTCCTATCCCCGTCCCCGTCTTTAACCCCTGCATGAGTGGTGACAGCAACTTCCTTTTAAGGTGCAGGATGTTTCTCTGGAACCAGTCCAGACCGTCCTCAACCTCTTTCGCCAGATCAATAAATTCGGCCTTCCGCGCCTTTACAATCCAAACGTTCATTTTATTGAAAATGGCATCGACGATACGCACGAAAACCGTGTCCACCGCCGACCGAGTAATGGGAACGGCAACATTTGAACATTGGCCCGACCAACAGGCTATTCCGTTCCTGCGAACATAGACAGTATGGAATGGTTCGGTCGTAAAACAATAAACGAAATCATTGTAGTCAACTATCGTTTTTGACAGATTTCTGGTTTTAGCAAACGATCTTTTCAAAATGGATACGCAGTATCCAAGATGTCGCGTGATTCCAGGGGTAACATATTTGTGGTGAGTATATATTTCCCTCCCACAATCATCTCGTATGGTAATTCTAGCCCGCAATCCTATTTTTTGGGAAATTTCCTGAACATCATCGGCTAATTTTTTAGAAGTTGTATAATAAGTGGTTTCTCCGTCTTTTCTAATATGACCATCTCCGGCAACCATGGCATTGAGTAACAATGATAAAAGGCGCGGGTTAAGTTGTTTGATGAACGGAGGAATGTGTTTTTCGTGACTGTGCCCCAGGGATCGCAAACAAGCCCGTAGATACGGAGTAATTTTTTTACAAGATACTAAAAATCCCCACTTCTTTTTCTTAAATTTAAAATCGAGTGATAAAAGAAGATTTTCTATTTTATCTCTTTTTTCTTGATTAATTTCTGACTGTGCGATTCCGATGGTCCCATGTTTATATGTCCACCCTTCCGCAATATACCATCCAATAAATTGAACTATTTTTTCTGGATTATATCCGTCAATATCATCTGGATTAATTCCATCAATAAATTTTGATACAAGTGGGATTTTCCACCCTCCGCGGACATCTTTGGCCTTGATAAACTTTGGTTTTTCGCATTCTTGACTATAGGCCAAAATGTTATGATCTTCGGTAACGAGTAAGTCAATACTATTAGATTTGAGATTTATTAATTTTTCCTCAAACCGACTAATTGTTTTTTTTATTCGCTGAAAAGACGATTCTTTAGTTTTAGGATTCAGACTTAAAACTTTCTGAAGGGGTCGAACCTCATCAACTGGCCACCAACCATTGCTTGTCAATATTTCAGTATCCCTGGAGAAACAGTTCGGAAACGGCCAGGTCTTGGGTTCCTTCTGCCCGAAGTAAATCTTCTGCCACTTCGTCAGGTTATCTTCAAGAGTCCGTTGATTTGACTTCTCTTTATCGAAGATTTCCTTGATATGAATCTCAAGAACAGTCCGCAGTTTCGTCCCCTTCTCCATTATCCTGTCAAGGGGCAATCTCATGCCCCCACGAAAGCCCTCTATCGTACTTTTCGAGGCTTCCGGGTCTATTTCCAAACTCTTCTTTTTTTTAGCCATTACCTATGTCTCCGCCCCCTAAACTTAACCCCCAAATACACCCCCACCGACCCAAATAACACATACGCCGTGGCGGGATATGCCCGCTTAAACCCACCCGTTTGCGTCAATAAAATAACCAGACTTGACAGAACCGTTAAGTCTACTATCTCTATGAGTCCGCTTACTATTGATGCCAAGAAAGCCCGGCCCCCGAAAATCGCCCGGTAATACCAGATCGCCATGGCCTCTCTTACGAGTGCGGCGACTGCGTAAAGAACTACGTATCCAAGCAAGTGGAGGTTCTCCGTTCACTTTAACTTCTCGGTCAAGTCCTTGGACTGGTCAACGTAATGGGCGCGTCTAAATGACCCCACGTCAAATGCCACACCAAGAAGTTTACATAAGGCCGAAAATTGACTGGATAACTCATAAAAATCATTTTCTAATTCGAGGAAGTCTTTCTGTGATGCCTTTTCCTTAAACATCACTTGCCCTTCTTCTGTGTACTCGGAACCCATCCGGTCTTTCTCATCGTCCCATAAATGTACTTCCGCGCCCTCTCCGACGTTGTTGAACCAAACTTCCTTCGCGCCTTCCTCTTCAGGTCTCTTTCGAGTGCTTCAGGCATACAAGCCTCCTAAATTACCCTGTTAAAACAGGACTCCGGGTCGAGTTAATATTTTCTCGTTGCCCGATCACCCTGACTAATTCGTTAGATATAATCGCGTTTTTAATCCTATTCCACGTCTCTGTAGAAAATGTACCGTCTGGCAAGTCCCTACCGCGCAACCAGTCCTCCCCGGCCCTGGCAAGCCGACATACCATCGTTGCGCCCAGATAATCGACCAGTGTTGCCACCGCCAACTGGTAGATGTAATTTTTGGTAAAAAGCCGGGCCCTGAGATAAGATTCGTCCCATTTAATCAAGCAATACCCATCAACCATTTTGCCAAAGGGAATAATTTCTTTAAGCCATTCCCTTAACTGGCTTTCCTTTGAATCCATAAATCCTCCTGTTGAATTAACGGGATCCGGGAGCGGCGTATCACCGCCCCCATCATCCCTCGCCAATTTATCGGCTTCCCCATTCATTCCTCACTAGAGGCAGGGGTTGTATCAAGATCGGCCCTCCATGCGGCCTCGCAAATATCAATGAATTCCTCCGGCCATACACTCTGCACGCTCGGCAGACTGTCCATGTCCTCGTATAACGCCATCAAACCCTTCCTAGACACCACATCGTTTGTCATCCTTTCGATATCCGCCGAGTAAACTAACCCAATCCCCTCGTCCGTACTCATGTGTCTATAACCCCGTGGCGTTGAAATACCCATATACTCTGATTATAACACACTCCCTCCACCCAATACCCCCTTTTACGGCCCCGTCACTACGCAAACTACTGATTTCAAAATAATAAAAAATCTTTTTTCAGGTTGACAAGCCCCAACACGAAATCGCCCCCTAAATCAACCCGCGTTACACCAGAAAAACCCCGCCCCAGCAAGAAACATGGTGTCAGACGAGCCGGTGTCCCTATTTAACCCCCTACCCATATAAAGGCTCTTTTTCGCGCTACCCGTTTGTATCCAGGCAGGAAATCCAGCCCCGTAATTGTACTGCCCCCCATCTATTACCACCTTAATGTAGTATTACCTCTTTTCACGTTTCCCATACGAATAAATTGATATTTTTCACGCTTTCCTATACCTCCCCATATGCCTAAACTATACCCCATATGAGTAAACACCTTATGTGCGCCACACAACCCTAAATGGGGATATGGGTATCTGGGGTTTGGGCCGCTGTCCCCATTTGATTTGGCTGTGGATAACGCTTGCATAATCACATCCGTGCTCAATGCGTGATTAGAATGAATGGGATGCGGGATAATTCTAGTTTACCTATTGGGTCTTATGCGACACAAGGGGGTACTCGGGCGGTCCTGGGGGATTCGTGGAAGCCGGTGTCCCTGTTTGTTTGGACCAGCCTGTTAATTGAGATTATGGCGGGGAAGAGAATATAATGTATAGACAATGTATATACAGGTGAAGGGGAAGGGCTGGACAGGGATTGGAACAGCTCTAGGCTGGAATGGTATGATCTATCTATTCTTTTTATGGGGTGGGAATTTACGGGGCGGATTTACTGCGCGGCCGCTCTTTTAAAAGTCTTTCCGGGGATACATGGGCAGGGAAAACTATTTTCAAATAACGCAAGAAAAGACTTGACAAATGAGCAAATAGGCATATATTGATTAATAGGAGGAAAGAGAAACATGACACACGTCAGGCGCAGGATGGCGGCACAAATAGAATATGATAGAGCTAGGTCACTAGCTGAACCCCGGCCTGTAGTTGTACACGAGGCTGTTGGCTGCTGGTATAAACCTAATGGCGACTGGGTGATGCGTTGTGGATGTGGTCACTATGAAGACGCGCACGTTGTCGTTACGCAATTTGATACGACGCAATGCCGTAAATGTGCGGCTAAGATCAATCGCCAATTGACAGGGATGTTTAGGCGAACATGGAGGAAAGAAAATGAATGACATAACCTTAGTGCAATTACTGGCGGCTTTGCCCTTGCTGTGCTTCGGCGCGGTGGGGCTTGGCGGTTTGATATGGCTTTTACGCCGTATTGGGAGCGATAAAAGCAATAATCTGTTTTAAGGGAGGAAAGAAAAATGGAAAAGACAAAACACACACCGGGGCCGTGGACGGCACACGATGACGACGGGACGGGAACGCTCCCTTGCGTCCTATCGGACAAAGTGAATGTTGGCGGAAATTTTTATGTAGCGCAATGCAATTCATTTGATGATGCTTGCCTGATCGCCGCCGCGCCGGACTTGCTGGAAGCGTGTCGGGAACTATGGTTTGCGATTCAGGTAATTCCGGTTGACTGGAATAATCCAGAAGCAAAAGAACTTTCCGAGAAAGCCATCGATGCCATGGATGGGGCCGAGATCGCCATGAATAGGGCCGAGGGCCGAGAATAACAACGCAATGTATCCCCAGATATACATGGGCCGTAAGTCCTGAGTATCATTTACCAAGCGGGCCGAGGGAGAGAGGAAAATGTTTAACAAAGCGAACCTGAGCGTATCTCAGATTGCCATGAAGAATAATTCATGGCGTGGACAAACCACGGGAGTGTGTTTTACGCCGAAGTACACGGCGGCCACCGATGGGCAAGCGTTAATGCTAGTGACTACGCCAAGAAATGCGCCCGTCGAAGAGTATCCTCAAATACTGGGGGAAAGCGTTATTGAAGACTTTGAACCATTTATGATTTCAAGAGAGGATGCCGAGAAAATCATAAAAACAATCCCCAAACAGCATGGTATGCCAATTCTTGAGAACGCGGCGATATTAAAGACAGACAACGGAGATGCCGTATTCGTAACTACCGATCTTTCCTCCGTTAATAAAACGGCAGTTAAGAAGATGGATGGGAAATTTCCAAGAATTACGGCAGTTTCACCGAAAGGAAAGCCAACTATCAAGCTTGGGATGACCGTTGAGCTACTTCATAATCTTCTGGGCGCGATGAAAAAGGCTGGGGCAGTAGGAATTACGCTTGAGATCTGGGATGATAAATCAGCGATGAGGGTGAAAGGAAATGTCGGAGACAATCAAAAGGCATGGGCTTTAATAATGCCAAGAGCAATGTGAAATGAATAGGGGAAGGGGGTAGGGGGATGAGGTCTCAAGCCGCGCCGTAACTTAGGTAAGAGAGAAATTGAGAGAGAGAGCGACTAGCATGATTATCGACTTTCAATTAGGGGACGGCGAGCGATCTTTTAAGAGAGCGCGAGCCGTACTTCAAGAGAAGTATGTATATAGGTATTATGTTTATAAGTATATAAGTATATACTATACTCCATTATTTCTTTCTTTATTAAGTATGTATAGAAGAAGAAGAGGGGACTATGTTGTGGAAAAAAATGTGGATAAGTATAGATAGGGGCTGTGGAAATCCCCCATATGCCGTAAATGGGATTTTTGGGGGGTTTTAGAATGCGATTTGTGGAAATCCCCCGAGAAGTGAATTGTGGAAAAGTATAAGGAGCAGAAATGACAAACCTGGAAGGACTCAAAAAGAGACGGGGGGAGTTGAGGGGGCGGCTGGTATGGGATCGGAGAGAGGCCGAGGAGTACCGGCGGCTGGAGGGGTTTTTGCGGTATGCGGAACGGCTTGAGAGGGCATTCGGGGAGATGAAATATGAGAACATTAAATCTTGCTGAACATTACTATTGGAGGGCGCGGCAGGATCACGGTTCGGTGCTTTCCGATTATTTCTTTTCTCTCGGTAACAGATGGCAGAAGTATGGGGTGGCACGGTTGTGCGCCGGATGTGAAAGACCATGTAAGATTGCCGGGGCGGAAGAACCGAATCGGTTTATTTGTTGTGATTTTATAAGAAAGCCGTAAATAAACCTTGACAAACGCCGTAAATAGGGCTATATTGTAAATATACAAGGAGGAATAGATGAGCGAGACATATAGCACCGATGAATTGGTGGAAGAGATAACCGTAGCATTTGAGGCTAGGATAGAAAGCATTGACGATGGCTATACCAAAAGTGGGGATGAACGATTAACAAAGATGGCTCCGACAATAAAGGAACTTACTCAAAGAATAAAATCAATCATCATCGCCCGACTTCGTGCGGCGGATAAACTGTGCGGGGAACTACAAGAAGCAGATCTGGTGATCTGTAGATTATGTAAGAAAGTCAATCCTCAGCACTCCAAATGCACCTCTTGCGAAGATCGGGAAACGCGATTAAAGGCCATCGCCGACTACGATGGGAAGGAGGATTAGATGAGCGAGAAGAAAAATCCACTTGATGCGGCGATTAATTCGCTTAAACAAACACAATATGCCCAATATGGATTATGGCCAAACGAACACACGGTTGATGAATATGGAACCGCCATCCGCGTCCTCGAAGCGGCGGGGAAGGTGGATATCCGTTCTGCTCAATTCTTCATTGACGGAGCGGCTAATTTTGGGGAAGGCTTGTCTGTTATAAACAGCGATTCGTCTCGTTATCTTTACCAGACAGGGGAGAAGCAAATCCGCGCCCTGCTTGAATCCCTGCCGGATGAGGAGCAGAAATGAAATGATGGAAAAATGGTTAAAAGAAAGAAAGCCAACAGACGTAAACACAATATCGTGTTATTGTCCATTAGATGGAGATAATGTGGTAGTGGGGTTAAGTTTTATGGGCTCCAAGCCTCCTTTCGGGGCCATGGTGGGTGAGTTTTGGTTTGATGAAAACCTAAATATCTGCGTTGAATTATATCAATAAAGGAGGAATAAATGAGACTAGAAGATGCTTTAATGGTTATTCCGGGCCAGCTGGACGCAGGAGAATCTTTAACGGAGGCTAATTACAAATGGGTCCTGGCGGCCTGTGAAGTGGTAATAAAGAGAATCTACTCCATGGGTTATGAGATTATTGAGAAAGATGGAATTAAAGATTTTCTTGGAAACGATTAAGGGGGAAATCATGCAAACTACAGAGAAAGAGAAATTTGAGAAACAAATTATCGTCAAGGGGATTCGTATCGAGGATCATCCAACGGTAGGGCCGAAACTTGGAATCATA